CCCTTGCGCAGGATGGTGAGGCCGTCGGCCGTGACCGGATGGATGAGATCCATCGCGCTCCACAGCTTCCAGTTCTCATTGCGCAGGACGAAGAACGTGCCTTTCGGGCACGCGCGATCGGCGTAGATCCGCACGTTCTGGCCGCCCATGACGACCTCGAGCACGCGGAAGCCAAACTTGGTTCGGTCATCGTCGAGGCTCCGGACGCCGCGCGAGTTCAAGAGAATCTCGAGCGTCTGCCAGTCCTCGGGGTTCAGGTACCCGTCGGTCCCGATCTTCGCCTTGAAGCGGCCACCCATGTACGCGCCGAGCGTCTTGATGCGCTGCTCGATGTTGAGCGACGCAATGTCGGCCGCGGCCACCCGACACCCGGCAAGGCGCGTCGGCTGACTCGTTCGCGTCATGCCGAAGAGAGCTGCCGGCGTGCTCGTCGCCGTGATGTAGGCCTGGACTCCCTTGATGATTCCGGCGCCGGTGTTTCCGAGGAAGTCACCGTATCGGAACAGGTAGTCGCTGTTGGCGAATGAGCCGATGGCGCCCGCGTTCGTCAGGATGACGTGCCCGGTTTCCGGCAGCACCTGCGCCACGGTCGTCTGACCAGAGCGCAGCGCTTCCGTACCGGCTGAGCCATCACCGTCACCAGATGCCGCAACGGTCATGCCGACTTCGAACGCGAACACGTCCGAAGGATCGACGAGCGTTACGTCGTTGGTGCTGATGCTGGCGCGCTGACCGATGGCGCCACCGCCGTTGCCCCAGAGGTGAATATGGAGGTTATCGGCGATCTGCTCGTACAGACCGTCGGTCTCCGCCACCTTGTTCTCGAGGAACGCGCCGAGGTTGTTCCGCGAGAGCGCCATGACCTTTCCGCCGATGTCGACGGTGCCGAAGTAGTCACCAAGCGTGATGGTGAACTTCTTCGAGCTCAGGTTCGTGGTCGCGCCTTGAGCAATCGAGAGCGACTGCGCGGCGACACCCTGCGGGTTGATGTCGATGAGCGGGACGACCATGCCGTCGCCGCTGAACTCGCCAGACTTCTGTAGCCGTGCGAGTAGCGGACGCTCCGCCATCGTGAGGTTTTCGATTTTGTCGGATGTGTATCGGGTCTTGAGGAGAGCAGCGAACGTTGCAACCGTTGAGGCCATGGGAAATTCCCCATGAGCCGTCAGAACCTGCGCGCGGTTAGCCTATGAAGCTTCCGCCGTTTCCGTTCCGGATGTCTTCGGCTAGAGCTTGTTCGAGTTGAGCTTTGCCCATTCGAATGAACTCTTCGTGCGATAGCTCCCCGGATGCCGGCTCTGCGGCTCTTGTGCGAGCGACTTGTTTTGTCTGCCTCGCGGGCTGCTTGCTCCCTGCCCGGTCCGGGGTAACCGCTCTCGCGGCCTCAGGCTGTTGCACGGTCGCCTGGATACCGAAAATCTTATGTAGCCGATCGTAATGGGCGCGAATGTTCGGCAGCATCTGCCGCGCGGCATCCTCCACGTCGAGCTCTTCGCCGGTCTGGCGAAAGTGATTGCTCATGAATCCGAACACGGCTTGCGTGAAGTTCGGATCTTCCGAAAGCGCCTTGATGTTGGCATCCGTCGCGCCCTTGAGCGACGTATCCACATAGGACACGTATTCCCGCTCTGCATGCTGCCGACGCGCCTCGGCCTGCTGCTCGTCGTACTGGCGCTTCTCTTCGGCACGCTCCGCTTCGAGGCGTTCCGCGCGCGCCTCGAGGTCGCGCATCCGTTTGAACTCCGGCGACGCGAACGCGCGCGCCGCCTGCTCGTTGAGCTCGTTCCAGCTCTTCACGCCGAACGCCTGAGCGATGGCGTCGAAGTTCCCGGATTCGAGATGCGACTTGATGCGCTCCGCACTCGTCGCCTCTCCCGCCTTCTCGCGCGCCGCGATGGCCTGTTCGCGGGCCACGATGGATTGCTCGATCTTGTCGAGCTTCGCTTTGCCCTCGCGTTGCTGCGCTCGGAACGCCGCCCAGTCTCCCGGCTTCGGGCCTTGCGGATTCGCCTTCTCGGCTTCCCGCGTCTTCTGCTCATCGGGCGTCTCGACGGCTGCCGCGAGCGGCGCGGGGGCCTTTGCAGGGGCCGCCGGCGTGGTCGCGATGGCCTCGTCGTCGATGCCGCCATCCGCCGCGGCAAGGGCGTTGAACTGAGCAAGCAGCCCCTTGCCCTCCTCGGTGACGGGGGCTGAGGCTACGGGCTGAGGCGATACGGGTTCGGGGGGCATTGGATCTCCTAGGCGGCCACCGGCATGGGCGCTTCACCGGGACCAATCGGCATGGCGCCAGGTGCCGCTTCCGCGGGTCCCGCGGCTGGCACGCCAAGCGGTTGTTCCGCTGCCGGCTGCGGCATGGACTTCTCGATGATGCGGCGGAGCGAGCTCATGAACCGCCGCATGAGGTCGGCGTTGAACTGCGGCGCATCGTTCGTCATGGCGTCGAAGTAGTGCTGTGCGACCGTCGCCATTGCGCCGACCGGGTTCATCAGGTAGCCGTCTGGCTCGACGAATCCGCCGCGCTTCTTGAGGTCGTCCGCGTCGCTCGCATCGAGGTAGCGATCCACGAGCCGTTCGGTCCAGCGTGATTCGCTCGACTCCTGGTCAAATACCGAATCGAGATCCGGCATACCGAGAAGCTCTAAGTACTTCTCTTTCGGGAGGAACCCGAGACCTGCGAGTTGTTCTACGATCTGGAGCCGTTGCGCGGGGTCTCTGCTCATGCTCGAGACAGGTGCAACGCGGACAGTGTAGAGATGATCGTCGAGCAGCGAATCCGACGAGTCGATCTCCTGGATGTATTTGGAGCCGGGCCACCGCGCGACAACGTTGCCCTTTGCGTTCACGAGGTCGCGAGCCGCGCGCGCCGTGAGGTCCCCGAGCCTAACGAACAGCATCTCGTAGCCGCGCGCCTTTGGCATGAAGCGCACGCCCTTTTGGTCGTCGAGCGTTTGGAGGCCGATGGCGGAGTCGACGCCGGTCTCTTTTCGTGACGATGCATTCGCCTGGGAAATGCCCGTCGCGATCTCGAAGTAGCGCTGAATCTCGGTCTCGAGGTGCTGCTCTTCGGCGGGCGTGATGGGCTGGATCGTCACATCGCGTGGCGCGTCCGCCATGCTGCGGACAGGAATCAGGACGTGCGCGTCATTGCTCTTGAGCTCCTCGTCCTTTTGCGCGCCGGGAACGTAATAAGTCCGGAGCTGCGCGCAGAGACGGAAGCGCTCGTCGACGTTCTTAGCGAGCTCCTGGATCTTGTCGTGCTGTCCGGCCGCGCCCTGCACCATGCCGGTGCCCCAGATGCCGAACGCTTCGCGCGACCAAACGATGATGGCGAGCGGAGGCGTCGGCCACTCCCAGTCCTCCTCGAGGAGCACGCCCGCTTCGCACGCGACGACATGCTTGCCTGGCTCATCCGCGCTCTGCGGGAGAAACCACGCTTCGCGAATCTCTACCGACCGGCTGACCTTGCTGGCCGTGCCGGTCGTGCCGAGCGCGATCCGCGTGGCGCGCACGGAGTCATGGATCTTGCGGACTAAGTCTTGGTCCGCGAGGCTCCGGCTCCCTTTCGTATACTTCGCGAGCGTTTTCTTTTCGCTGAGCTCGTAGACGTGAAACCAGTTCTGCGGATCTCCCGTAGCGGCCTCGTCGGGGTCGACCAGGATCTCGTAGGCCGGGATGCGCTGGTAATCGATGCGCTCTTTCGCGTAGTTGATCTCGACCTTGACGACGCCGCCGACATCGATCTCGGCGTCGCGGAAGCAATCCTCGGTGAGCTCCCAGATGTCGGCGTAGCGCGCGCCCTGCGACTGGTGGAACCAAGCTTCGACGAAGCGGTCCATCCGTTTCGCGCGTCGCTTCGTGAACCAATCGCCGCCCGACGTGAGAAACATCGGCTTCGGACGCTGGCGTGCAGCGATCTCGGCTTGCCCCGTGTCGACGCCGCTACGTGAGACGTTGTAGCGAGAGTCGGGATCCCAGGCCCCCATCATCGAATGGTCGATGAAGTTCCGGCCCTCGTAGCGCGACCAGCACTCGAACCACCGGAGCCGCCGGCGGTTGCCGTCCGTGTCTTTCAGCTGCCGGCAAATGTCCGAGATGGCACGGGCGCACTCGTCGCCTTCCATCTCGACCCAGGATTGCTCGGGAAAAAGCACCTGGGTCATTTTCTACCCATGGGCCGGAAGCTACGCAACTATTTCTGTGACCACGCAAGGAGTAGCCTGTGATCACAGGGGTTCAGTGGGTCACGGGATACCCACTTGCGGCCGGCCGCTAGGTGCGCACGCTATCGAGCATGCTTCGCTACCTATCTTTCGCGCTTGTCCTCGCGGGCTGCGGCGCCGCTGTTGATGACCCGACCATCTCGGCCGAACCACCGGAGCGCGCCATCGCGAGCGCGCATGTGGATCCGGTCGCCGACGATGCGCCGACGCTGACTACTCCGCCGGAGCTACGCGAAGCACCGCCGGCCCCGTTGCTCCTGTCTCCCGATCCGGTTCCCGCTCCGGCCGCACCGCCGACCGATTCGAACGCGCCACCGCCCGGCTACCACGATGCCGGCGCGTGCTACTTGCCGAACGTGCTGAAGGCTGGCGACTGCGCGTGCGCGGTCTACGACTCCACGGGCCACCTCGTCACCGTTGGGACGCAGTGCTTCGACGCTTGCTCGTACAATGACGACGGCGTCACCGTCATGCACTCGTTCTGCGTGCCGGGCGGGCTCACTGCGGATAAGACGCTGCGCTAAGCACTAGCCGGTAACGCCGCACCAACGCCATTCTAGCCAGTCTCCGCCGTCGTCGAGCAGCACCCAAAGGCCCGTCGTGTTCGGGTCGTGAGTAAACACCGATGCCGGTGCTATCTCGATAATTTTGCCGCGCGCCAATCCGCTGGCGTGCTCAACGTGCATACCGATCTCCGGCTCGATCAAGTTCACCTGGTCGACTGCCGCGTTGCCCTTGACCATGTAGACCAGTGCGCGCTTGCCACCTGGTTCGACTTCCCATGAATACCCGCTGGCCTCGAGTTGCTTTAGCTCGGCACGGGCGCGCTCTGATACTTTCATCCCGTCATCCTCCGCGCTAAGCCGTCCGCCTCTTCGCGTTTCGTTCTTTCGCGAGGGCTCGGAGGCGTTCGGCGCGGTATGCAAGCTGAAATTCCTTCGTGCCTTCCTTCGGCGGATTCTCCTCGGGCGCATAGTTCAGGTTGTGCTCGCGGAAGTTGTAGAGCGCGGAGTCGCATAGGTCATCGAGGCATCGCTCGTCGTGGTCGTCCCGGTCCTCGTTCCACGCGCACGTCGTCCACTCTTCGCGCAGTTGCTGGCACGCCATCGGCGCGATCTTCACGGTACCGGCAATCATCGAGCCGCGGAAGTTGTGGATTGCCGCTTTCTTATCGCGCTTGTTCGCCGCTTCGCACGCGATGCCGTAGCTCGAGCGGAGGTCGTTGGCGACGGTCTTCCCGATCGCGCCCTCGTCCACGACGATGCGGTCTATGGGTTTGCCGGCCTGCTTGGCATCGTAAAGCGCCTGGTCGATCTCAGCGGCAATGCGTGGCGTGATGAGGCCTTTCTTTCGCCACGCCTTCTCGCAGTACCACGTCGGGTCTCCGTACCGAGACGCGCCGACGACGAATGCACACGGGTCATCCCAGCCGATATCGACGGACAGCACGCGAATCACCCGGCCGTCTTCTTGCGGGAGCTCGCCGATGTTTTTCGACGGGTCGAACGGGTAGACAATCGCCGAGTCATCGCGCGTCCACCGTCCGTACCACTCTCGCACCAGCGTCGGGTGGTCCTCGTCCCACTTGTTCTCACGCTTGAGCCGCTCGATCTCGGAGGCCCCGTGCACGTGCGGGTTGTCGAGGCAGGTCCAGCGGTGCGTCGACCATGGTCGGTCGCCATCGGTGCGGTCCCAGAAATAACCGATCGGCGTCAGACCGGGCGAGCCCGTCAGCGCCAAGTCCCCGAGCATATCCATGAGGCCAGGCGTGAGTACATCCTCCACGAGGTATTCGAGCCAGCCCGGGAACGACGCGGCCTCGTCGATCGCGACGCGCTTTACTCGAGGGTGCCCGCGGAAGTCCTCGCACTGAGCGCGATCCGGGCATCCCGTCACCCAGATGAGCGAACGATTCGGGAGTCGGCATTCCAGCATCTGCTCGTTGAAGTCGACCGTGATACCGCCCTGAGCGACGACGGCCTGGAGCGTCGACCAAAGAATGCGGCGCGCGTTCCGTTGGCTCAGCGCGATGTAGATCTGCGTGGTCCGCGGGAACCGTGCAGCGCCGTCGAGGAGCCATCGCGCGACACCTTCGGTCTTACCAGCTCGGCGACCACAGAGCGCCGCCTTGAAACGCGCCTTGTCGTCGACGAACGCGCGCTGCCGAGGAAACATCGACCGCATGTATTCGGGGCGGTCGTAAGCCAATAGAGGGTCGGGCCAGGAGGTCATCGCGTAACTAGCTGCGGGTAGCAGTCGAGCTCGTAGACATACGGCAACCCGCACGGGTTCGCTCGCTGGTGAAACTTCCGCACGGCTTTGCGGAATTCGTGCAAGCCTCGCTTGCGCCGGCGTTTTCCGACGCGCCGCTTGCGGTGCGGCCGCTCCATGAAGTCGCTGTATTCGATGCGGATGAGCTTTCCGCGGGCGTCGGCGTACTGGACGTCGGCGGGTTTAGGTTTGCTCTTGGCTCGCACCATCAATGCTTATCTCCCTGCCTTGTCAAGCCGGACCATCGCCCGTCCGCGGCTTGCCCGGCCTCGCCTAACCCCACCCTACTCGTCGCCTTTCCCGGCGACCAAAAGCCGTTCATCTCTCATTGCGTCGCGCAGTTCCTTGCGGTTCTCGAGCATAATGGCCGTCGCGACGCGGTCTCTATGCTCCGCGATTGCACGTTGCTTCTCGTCGAATGCGGAACGGTCGATCGACGCTCGCCGGTTCGTATTCCTGGCAATCGAACGGGCGCCGTTGCGAACGCGCTGCCATGTCCGCGCCTCGGCCTCCTCGTCGGTCATGATCCGAATCGAGAGCCCGTCGCACCGATAGAGCAGCCCGCGGTCGCTGCATTCGCGCTCGATCTGGTCGCCGAGGTCCATCATCTTGTAGCGATACTCGTTTGCGTCTTGCTCGGCTTTGATGTTGTAGATCTGCTCAATGCGCGCCTGCTCGATGACGTCGCCCTTGTTGAGGGAGTCGAAGTCCAATGGGAATTGGTCACTCATGCGCTTCTCCTTGCATCGCCATGCCGGGCCCCGGCTTGCCACTCCAGACCATGACTAGCCGCAAGTTTTTGATGTTCATTTGAATTCCTTTCATTGCCGATCTCCTTGCCTCTCCCTGGCGCGCCTAACCCCGCTTTGCCCCGCCGCGACATGTCGCGCCCCGGCCAACCACGCCGCACGCCTATGCCGCCGCTTTCTTCCACTCCGTCTCGACCATGAAGCGGCCGTAGCGCGGCGTAAAATCTCCGAGCCCAACGAGTCGCCCGCACGCTTCGAGCGCAGTGATTACGTCTTGGACTTCGAGAATAGTTGTATCGACGAGGAGCTCGACGGGCAGCGTCCACTTCCGGAAGATTGGACGCGAACGCATGACGCTCGAACCGCGCAGACCGACGCGGCGATAGTCCAGATAGCGCCCATCTTCCCAAAGCTCCTTGGCCGTCTTCGGTCCCGGATATTGCAACGGGAACCACATCGCTTCGGCCAGGACACCGGCCTTCGCCAGTTCGCCCATCTTGCTTTTCTTGGCGCCCTCGACGACGGCGCTCAGCACGTTGTCCGACGGCATCGCGATCCGTCCTTCATCGTCCTCGTAAAGCCCGCCGAACCATTCGAGTTTCATCATCTCTTCGATGTCGGACTCTAGCTTTTTGCGCTTCGACGTCACCGCCTTGAGCGCCTTCGCATGTGGGTCCATTGGGTTCGCCAATCGCCCATTGTGCATGAGCATTGGTGCCGCTCCGATCAGTTTCGCTGTGAATTTCTCCATATGCTTGCTTCTTCCTTGCTAGTTGTTGCCTTGCTTTTCGCCTTACCGTGCCGTGTCCTGGCTTGGCCCGCCTTGCGCCGCCCCGCCGGGCACCGCCAAATATTCTTTTGCTGCATCCGTTCCCGCTTCCGGCACCTCGCCCCCCGCCGCCTTCCACGCCCGCACGAGCGCGCCCGTGACCGCGGAGTCCATGGCGGCAGCGGTGTGGTTACGCGGTGGCTCGCCTGGGTTGTAGACAGGGACGGAGATGGTGCGGAGTTTCATTCGTCCGCCCACGCGCGCCACTTGGCACACACGGTCTCCGCGATCTCGCGTCGCTCTTCCTGCGTCAGATCTGGAAACCATACCGGTCCGTCAGAACCATGACGCATCTGCCCGTGTTCGAAACCGAGCGACAACTCACTCGGTGGCAGCCCCATCTTACGTCCGGTTGAAAGCGTCCATTTGGACGCCCTGGCGTACCGCTCCGCGCGCTCTTCGGCTTCGCGCTGGAGTTCCTCTC